GTCGCATTAGTAACTGTTGCTGCGTTTCCTGTTATAGAACCTGTTATTGCGTTTGTTACTTCTAAATCGGTGAACCAACCTTTTGTAATTCTTGTTCCTGTAATTCCAATATCTCCCGTTACGTGAAAGTTAGCCCCATCATAAGTAAGCCCTGCTGTGCCTTCTATAGTTCCATCTCCTGTCCATACTCCTATTTGGTTATCTACTGGTGTTCCTACTTTGGAAACATCTCCTCCTCCTGCTGAAGCTTCCAAGCTTATTTGTCCGCTAGAATTATCATAAGTCAAAACATAATTATCTTGTCCAGCTCCTACGGTTTGGTCTGTATCGAAGTTGTAGTTACCTAATACAACAGCGTCAAAATTGGTTATATGAAGTTCATCACTTGCTGTTACGTTCTCGGAGTTGATTATAAGGTCGGAGCCGTCAAAGTATGTTGATGCGTCATATCCTGTTCCCCAATATGTTTTTGTGTTGTCTTTTCCTAAGAATACCTTCCCTGCTGTTGTGTTTGATGAATCATTATATATTGCCCATCTTTTATTTGATGAGTCGGTTCCTGCTATTTTCCAGTCAATGTACAATCCTATTTGGTTTTGGGTTGGGTTGTTTATGGTAGATGTGTTGCTATAAATATTTTCTCCATAAGCTATAACTCCTGCTGCGTGAGGTTCTATATAGCTATATGTTCCATAAAGAGTTTGATTAGTGTTTGCCCCTGAAGAAAAGATATTGTTATATGCTCCGTAGCCATATGCATTACTTCCACTTACTGTGATGTCATTAGATACTCCGGAGCCATATGCACCACTTCCACTTGCTGTGATGTAATTAGATACTCCGGAGCCATATGCATAACCTCCACTTGCTGTGATGTCATTATATGCTCCACAACTAGAGAAATAATCTTGATTTTGGGTATTAGTATAATTCACCCCTCTTGTAACCCCATCCATATCAATATTTACACCATAACTGGAATTAGCATCTGTATCTATTCCTATTCCCCCGTCAAATCTCCCTGTCCCTGTTGTAGTAATACTATTCTTCGCAAAATTAGCAACCCCATTATAGATATTTAACTGGCTATATCCTGAGCTTGAATTTACAATTCCATAAGTTGAGTCAGCGTTTGATATATCAATCTCATTATTATTTAGAGCTACAGAATAATATCCTATGGAAATTGAGTAATCCCCATTAGCGAAAGCATAACCTAAACCCAATGACCCATACCCACAAGCCCCCGCACCGCCCAAAGCAGTTGCATAAAATCCAGTAGCATAAGCATCATAGCCTATAGCTGTCGCACTTTCTCCATCAGCGAAAGCAAGGTGTCCTATAGCAATTGCGTTATCTCCAGCAATAGAAGTATCTTTTCCTATTGAAATATCATTTGAAACACCGCCAGATATTGTGGCTGTTCCAAACGTTCCTGTCCCTGTGGTAGTTAGATTATCATCATCAAAGCTAATTGTTCCTGTGCTATCTGATATTACATTTCCGTTTAGGTTAAGAGTATCTACATCAAGGTTTCCGAACGTTCCAAGTCCTGTTGTTGTTAAGAATCCTGAACCCAAGTCCACTCCGTCAAAGTTGGTGATGTGTAGTTCATCACTTGCTGTTACATTTTCTGAGTTGATTATCATATCCGAACCATCAAAGTATATAGAAGCATCATCTCCTTCTCCAAGATAAAATTTGAAATTGTCGACGGGTATTTTTAAATTCGCAGCAACAATTACATTACTGTTGTTGTAATCTGTATAGAAAACTCCTCCGCCGAACAAAGCATCATAATTCGAATAAAATCCGTAACCTAAATACGACATTGCCGCTTCTTCAGACCCATTGCTAAATAAGAACCCACCGCTACTGGTTGTATGAACAGCATTAGAGCCATCCCATTGTATCTTGTAATCATCTGCTGTTGCCCCTAAATCAATATATCCTGTATCACTTCTGACTATTAAGTTACCGGTTGTAGTAACACCTGTATCTCCTAAGTTAAACAAGTTATTATCTTCGTCGTAGGTTATAACTCCGTCGTCGCTTTCTCCGTCAAAGGTTAAGGTATAGTCAACTCCGGCTGCTCCAGCTCCAATTACTAATCCTCCTGTTCCAACGTCTCGTGGGTTTATTATAAGATTTGTTCCGTTGTAATACATTGAAGCGTCGCTTCCTGCTCCGAAGTATAGTTTTGAATTATCGGCTAATAGTTTTAGGTCTGTTCCGTCAAAAGTAAATCCTGCTGAATAATCAAAGTCATCTGTTGTTGAGTTAGTATAAGGTATTTGATTGTCTGCTCCAAAAGAAACACTACTTCCTCCTCCTGCTGGTGCTTCCCAAGTTGGTGCAGCTCCAGCTCCATTAGATTTTAAATATGTTCCATCTCCTCCCAAAGCTAATTCTGTTACATCTCCATCAGCATTAGAATAAAATACTCTCCAAGCTGTTTGACTAACAAATGAAGTTAAATTAGTATATCCTGCTGTTCCCCAAGATAAGTTCCCTGCTCCATCGTTGGTTAAAACTCCTGCTGCGTTTGCTGGGTAATCAGATAAATCACCAAAAGCCACAGAAGTTAAATATCCTTCGTCATTAGTCCATTGAGAGTTAGAACCAGAAGCTCCTGTTATAGCTCCTGCTGTTACTGAGAAAGTTCCATCTGTTAGGGTTCCACCTGTTATTGTGCCTGTTGCAGTAAGGTTACCGTCAGAATCCACTGATAAAACCGTATTTACTCCTGAATCTTGAACTCTAAAATACGAAGCTCCTGCGGCATCTGAAAGTAAAACATTAACATCAGAAGCAGTCCATAAAGTAATATCACCAGCACTACTTGTAAGCATACTATCTGAACCATCGTGATAGAATTGTCCGTAGTTTGCTCCACTATAAACTGATAATCTGCCTACTGTGTCTATGTTTCCGTCTGAATCTATTGATGCTTGTTCGTTGTTCCCTGAATCTTGTATTGAAACTTTATTGACCCCTATGGCATCTCCTAATCTTAAGTTTATATCAGAAGTTCCTGGGGCAAGTATGGATATATCCCCACTATTAGTAGATAAATTAGCTGATGTGCCATCGTGAGATATTCTTGCATATTTAGATAAGGTGGCGTCATAGGCAGAAATAAGAGTAGCTGATATATCCCCTGTTCCCATATCAAGGTCATCGTTGGCGGTTCTTGGAGATAAAGTTGCTCCAGCGCGACTCCAATAATTATCATAATCAGTCCCGACCACCGCAGCAGAATAACCACCAACTCCGTCAACTAAAACAATTCCATTTATTGCGTCTTCTGTCGTTTTGTGAGAATAAGCATCGTCATAATTTCCCTTTAAAGTGGCAGTTAAATGAACGTTTGTAGTTCCGGCCAATATGTCGTCTAAATCGTCTGTGGCTTTAACAAAATATCCGGCCGAAGCGTGATATCCCCAACCATAAGCTGTATTCCAGTTACTCTCTTCTGTTGTGGTCGGAATAACATATCCGGCAGTTAAACTTAAAACTCCGGTGTCGCTATCATAAGAAATACCGGTAATTGTTTCAGATATTGATTTTCGTGAAGCTTCATTAAAACTAACCTTTTTAGTTTCATCTGCCGAATTGTCAACTACCGCTAAAACATCTTCATCTTCCAATGGAGTCGCGACTGCTGTTAATTGGGATATTTTTTTACTTGACATTATTCTAATTTAATTTTGTTCCCGTCTTCCTGTAAAAGAGAGAAACCATTCTCTTGTAATAAGAAGAAAGGACAAATAATTATTGTTGAATAAGGATTATCTTTTCTAGAATAAGCTGTCTTTTTAGAATACGGTTTTGTCTTTTTGCTAAAAGGGTCTTTCTTTGAATAAAGATTATCTTTTCTAGAATAAGCTGTCTTTTTAGAATACGGTTTTGTCTTTTTGCTAAAAGGGTCTTTCTTTGAATAAGGTTTATTTTCTCTTGTGTATGGCAATAATTGACAATCACTCATATTTATTTTGAAGTTATCTCCCTATTGAGATACTTCTTTTTTTTCTTCTTTTTTTTCTTCTTTTTTTTCATTCCAATTGAAAGATTCTTTAATGCTAGCGTGATGTTTATCAGCTTCGTCCATTTTTATTTTATCAATATCTAGCTCTAAAAAGAATCTTGTTATTTTTTTTCTTAATCTGGGAGTAAGTTTTAATAAAAACAACATCTTTTTAATTACTCTCCATTTCCCTTTCGGACTCCAATCGCAAGTTTCTTCATCTCTCTTAGTTCTTTCAACTAAAATATCTAATAAATTAGAAAGCTCTCCAACACAATTTCTCTTCATATTTTCTTTATCCATTTTTTCTATAACGAATTGAAACATGTATCTGTATATATCGTCATACTCAAGAATCATACAACAAATATCTCTTCCTTTTTGTAAAACCTCCTCTTTTTGTCCCTTAGGACTATCATTAATTTCTCCACACTCCCATATAATCATTTTATTAAAAACTCTATAAACCTCTCTAACTGCCACGCAATACCTTTCCGGCTTTAATCGTATTTCCCTCAAATAAGCATAAATTGAACAAATTATTTGATAAGTAAGATTTTCTAATTGTTTTTTAAAAATAACTAAGAAAATTAATCCTTTTATTCTGTTTTTTAAAATACCCTTTATTCCAAGCAAATATTTAACCGCCACTTTTTTCGCATTATCAACTCTCTCGACTGTATCTCCGTAAGCAAATCCTTTAACAGGATATTTTTGGTCATTAAAATGAGTTAACGTTCCTCCTTCCTGAGGAAACTCAACCCTAGTTATCAAAGACCTTCCGTCTTTTTTTTGTTTTTCTTTTTCTAGTCCCTCTTTATTTGTAGGAAGAATGCCTGAATCATTTAACCTCATCCGACTAACGATATAATTCATTCTCATCAACATATCAAATGATTGAGCCATTGCTTCTTTTTTTTCTTCTTCACTAATCTTTTCTGTCATTTTTGGTTATTCGGAGTGGACGCTATTATCCACCCCGAACAAATTAAATTATTTCCTTCTCTTCTTTTTTGGCTTTTCTTCAACCTCTTCTTCAACCTTTTCTGTTTCCTCAACTTCTTCTGTTGCTACGGAAGGAGATTTTATTTCCTGTTCCATAATTAAGCAACGTTAGAAGGCCTGTATCTTTCGTTATAGAATAATCCTTGAAGCTTCCAAACAACATAAGCTGTGCCTGTGGCACCCAAAGTTGCGTAAGCTCGGATATATCTTTTTGTAGGAGTTAAATCAACTGCAACGGATGAAGTTCCGGTTTTAGCGTCAAAGCTAGAAAGAGTAGTATAAGTTGAATTATCTGAGCTTTCCTGAACAACAACCGTAAGAGTATTACTTCCCAACACGTGAAGAACTGATAAAAGGCAATAAACCTTTCTCGCCTCTCCGTGTGTATCAACAGCGGCACCAGTTATGGTTCCACTATCTGGAAGTGTTCCTCCTAATACGTTTGTCGCAGGAGCCTGATAAAGGTCAACTACTGTAATGTTATCATCAATATTGTGCATAGATTTATCTTCCTAAACATACGAAAGCAGTAGGAATAGCAGGTTGTCCGTCAACTCTTTTAACAAATCTAAATGTAGTTTCATCGTATCTGAACCTGTCGTGAATACTTGATGCGACTTGTATTCCGCCTTTATCTCCAACTACATAATAACTAGGATTACAAAGAATAATATCTCCTTTTGTTCCAAGAGCAGGAAGTTTATCTGTTACTATAACAGGTTTGCCCATAAATAAGGCAGGCATTCCTTGCTGAACGCTAGGAACCCAAAGAGAAACGCCTCCGGTTGTTTCTGAACCAGCGCGAACCATTTGAGCTCTTCCGGCCTTAGTAGTTACCCAAACGGAACCACTATCAGCCCAAGCGGGTAGCTGAGCCTCCATAGCAGACAAATCAACAAGACGGATTTGTGAACTAGTGTTTCTATCAACACTAACCACACCCGAAGTATTAATTATCCCCAAAGGTTGCCCTACGCCAGTCCCCCTTAAGAAACGATAATCTTCTTCATAACCAATTGCTTCACCAAATAAAGAAACCAAGAAATTAGCAAGATTAATCGCTGAATCTTCTAAAAGCTCATCTGAAACAGGACAAAGTCCAATCAATTTTTTAGCTGTTAGCTTTAGCTTTCCAAAGGAAGGCTGTGAAGCTGTTTTCTCTCCGGACTCTGCTGTCCAATAAAGAGTAGCACCTCCAAATTGATATGTGCTTTGGTCTAGTTTCGGTATCTCCAAAGAGTCACGTGTCATATTATAAACACGGGCTCTTGGTCTGATTATAGAGTTTTCAGAAGCATAGCGAATAACCTCTGCTTGAAATTCTGTTGGCACAAGATATCCACCAGCAGTATCATCGCCCTCAGTAAGAGTTTTAACAACTCCACCCTTTGCCATAGCTTTCATATCGTCAACGAATCTCTCCATTGATTTTGAAAGTTTAACAAAAGGCCTTTTTGACCTTAGATAAGGGTCAGTTTCAACAACGGATTTCTCCAAATCTTCAGATTTATACTCCTTAGATTTTGAAACTGGATTATCTTTGATGTTTTTAAGTGCTTTGGCAACAATTTTGTTGATGTTTTTCTCTATCTTGTCAGTAATTTCTTTTTCGGCTTCCTCTTCGGTTTCTTCTTCAGATTCCTCTGTGGCTTCCTCTTCGGTTTCTTCTTCAGATTCCTCTGTGGTTTCCTCTGTTGTTTCTTCGTTTTGCTTTGTTTTCATTTCCTTTTTGCTTCTATGATTAGTTTTTAATTAATTTAATTGCTTCTAAATAATTCTGAAAGCTGATTAAAGCGTTGGAATTAATTAAAGCATTTGCGACCTTTTCATCTTGGAGCATTAATTCTTTCAGGATTTTTAATTTATCCATAAGAATTAAGATAGCTTTCTCCATTGGATTTTTTAAATGAATTATTTTATGACATTCCTTACAAAGTGTTTCTCCATTTTTAACATCATACCTCAATTTAGGAAAATCAGACCATTTTTTAATGTGATGTGCGTTTAAATTTCCTCCGAATCTTCCACATAAGCAACAAGTATAATCATCCTTCTTAAAGATATCGTTTCTCCAATTAACATAATCTTTGTTTCCAAAAGACTGTCTTTCTTTACTAATTCCTCCTTTCCAATTAGGATTATTTTTTCCACTTATTTCTGGCATTTTTAATCCTTTATTCCAAGATTTTTGTCCAATATGTGAAATTGATAAATTTCTTTTATGGCTTTCTGAAAGTTTAACTCCTTTTTTAGAATTACTAATTTTTAATCTTGTTTCATAATTAACAATTCTTCCGATTTTAGATAAACTCATTTTTCTTTTAGTTTCTTCCGAAGGTGTCTTATGTTTATATATTCCACTAGGCATTAATTATTCTTTTGTTTGCTTTTTAATAACAATGTTTCAATAGCTTTATCAACCACTTTAAGCAATTTTTCCTCACTAGTAATTCTCCTTTTTACTCTCTTTCCGATGGCGCGACCTTTATTGCTGACCTGTTCTGATGAACCATTGCCTTTTTCCGGTTCAGTCGCATCGTGCAACTCCGTTAGAGCAACGATAGCTTCGTTCATCTGGCCAATACAATTTTTAATTAATTTTCGGTTTTTTTCAGATAATACTCTTCCGGCTTTTTCTTCTGAATCATTTAAACTTTCAAGAGCTTTAACCATTAAAGATAAATTCATTTTTCTAGCAGTAACCAACGCTTGTGGAAGCGCCGGAACATTAACCCAAGAGACCTCTAATAACTCTTGTTTCTCAAAAAAGAATCCGTCTTCAGGGTAAATACCTTTTTCTCTATCGTTTAATGCTTTTTCAATCTCACTATCATATGCTCTGCGATAACTCTTTTCTCCAATTTTAAAGTTTCCTTTTTCTTTATCTTCCACAAGTGGATAAAAGCCAACGCTAACGGTATTTAAAAACTCATTTTCAACTAGGGTTCTAGCTTGTTGTCCCATTTCAGTCGGAGCAAATATTCCCTCAGCTCTCAAAGTATTGTTTTCAACCCAAGCCATTTTACCCGTTCCCTTAGCAATTGGAGGAAGGCTGTGATCGTGAGCCCATAAAAACACGGGGTTTCTAAACCAATTTTCAAGATACCACCCATTAGGATTAATAATATCTCCCATTCGGTCAATGTCTCCGGTAGAAGCAACTACCTCAAAATGACCATTCTCCAACGCTTTAACATCTGCCTCTAAAAATATTTTTCTCATAATTTTTGCTTATTTTTTATTCAATCACCGGCAACAATACACATCGGCAGTTAACAACTTCGTCTGCCCCTGCCGAAGAATCGCCGGGATATAAAAGACCATTTGAAAATCTTTCGTTTATATTTACTTGTTCTCCATTAGTAGCTAAATGTGATTCCCTCGTTCTGTCATCGGAAGTAGCTAACCACTCTTTTTTTTCAACAACCCCCGACTGGCTAAATGCTTCTAAATCAGCCCCACCAGTAGCCCCAATAACCTCTGTTCTTGCTATTGCCTCAGAACCCGGACCCTCTCTTGAATCATAAACTTCATCAATTCTTTCGGCTAACTCTGACACGCTCTCCTCGTTGGCCAACCCTTCTTTAAGTTGTTTTCTTATTTTATCTTGTGTGGTTTTGTTAACTTCATCAGCAAAGAAAAACCTTTTTTTGTCAATAAACTTTCTTATTTTATCAGTCATATCAAAATTAGTTCCCAAAAGGACAGCTGTCTGCCCACCTCTCCTTTTAATGATATCAGTATAAACAGGTTTAGAAGAGTCGGCAAAAATATCTTTTTCTGCTTTCCAGTCAATTAAATCAAACTTATCTTTTGTGAAGTTCTTAAAGTTTTCATCTAATGCTTTTAAAACTCTCTCTCTTTGTCCTTTAAATAATTTCTCGGAAAGAATACGGAATATCTTAATATCGGAATCTAATCTTTTATCGTGCTGTTTCCAATAAGCCGTTTTTTGTTCATCATTAAAAGATAATTTCTTTTTAATCTTTTGCCTTTTTGAAACAATATATTTCACTAAATCATTTTTAAGTTTTTCTTTTAATTTATAACTTCTCTTTCCCGATAAAACCTTACGCTCCAATATCTTTTGCTCCCTTTTTTCTTTTTCTTGATAATACTTTTTAGGAGATATTCCTCCTACTTTGCTTAGTCCTCCGGAAGGAACGGAAGACAAAGGGAGATAAAAACTCCAACCACCCTCAACAGGAGGCATTCCCTCCAAATCCCTCACCTCATTAATTAGCATCCAATTATTTTGTAAAGCAGAAGAATACTCCTCAATTAAATCTTTTCTGTTTTCAGGTGAAGGGTCGTCATAATCTAAGTAAAGATTATCGCCAAATTCATAAACCAAAAACTGATTAAAAGAATCAACTATTCTCTTAACCTTTGGCTCAATTGTTTCACTTAAAAAAACATAAATCTGAGCTTCGGCTTCGGCTCGGTTCATTCCTTGCATTCCAATGATTGACTTTGGCACCCCAAAAGCAGATAGCGTCTGATTAATCATTCCTTCACTCAAAGTTGAAAACTCCATATCTCTCATCGTGAAGTTCATCGGCTTAACATCCATATCTCCCTCCAATAAAGCGTAATTATTAGAGCGCGAAACTCCTTTAAACTTTGAGTCCCATTTTTTTCTAAACTCATTTTTTTGGTCTTCACTGAGTTGCATCTTGCTAATCAACATAAAATCTGGTCTAGCAGAATTATAAAAGAAATTCATATTCCAACGATTAGCAAACACTAGATTTTTGATAATTTCTAATGCTGGTTTAATAACCGGCAACCCGTATATTGAACTTTTCGGATTTGTATTTTTAATATGAATAATGTCATCTGGGTCGTATTTTGTTATTGTTCCTCCGTTTGTGTATTTATAGGAAACGACCATATTGTCTTGTGAAACTATTTTAACCCAATCCGGTCTTAATGGCCAAAGCTCTAACACCTTTCCAGAATTACCTCTTACTTTTAAAAGATAAGCGTTACCGGTTAACTCAAGTCCTGTTTGGATTGTATCTAACAATTCAAATCCGGTCATTCTTCCATTAGGGTTAGAAAGCAAATCTAAAATCGGATGGTCGTTAACTTCATTTATCTTTTTTGAAGCTTTGTATAATCTAAAGTTAGTATTAGCAACTTTTTCAGCTATTTTTCTCACACAGGCAAAAACTAAAAAAGAACTTTCGTATGAGTCCATATAATCCGCGCTAGTCGGTTGATTAGAGTATTCTCCACCAAGCAAAGAATTCAAAGAAGTCCAATAACTCTTTGGATTTATTATACTCGCTATTTTTTTGAATAGCTTGTTAATACATTTTGCTTATGTTAATTGCTTATTTTATTTTAGTAATGTTAATAAATAGTGTCAAGAGATGCCAATGAAACCATACTTTTTTAAATTAGAATAAACCCCATATCTAGTCGCATCACAAAAGTGATTGTTAACTGCCACCGGCTCATCAATTGGCTTTCCGTCTTTCGTCTTCCAAGAATAACTTTTAACTTCCTTCGTTCCTTTAACAGAATCCTTTGTAATATAAAATGCTCTCCTTTTAATTTCATCAATTCCGAGAGCAACATCTTTATCAGCCGGTCTAATGTTAAATCCTGCCTGTCGTATTTCTTCTATCCTTTGTGGCTCAGCACTATCAGCATAAATTATCTTGTTTCCAATATCTAGTCCTTTAAACTTTTCAATTAATTGCTCGTTTGTTAAATAGCTTTGATAAAGCTTTTCTTTGACAAAAATATCTTTATCTTTTTCTCTTATCTGAACAAGAGCAGTGGGATTATTGTATCCAAAGTCCAGTCCGTAATATTCGTCATCATAACTCTCGGGTAAATCATCACAAAATTTCCAATGAGTGTAAACTGTCGTTTGCGAAATACCTTTAAACCCAAGCCCATAAATCCTCCAATAGTTTTCATCTTTATCGCGATACCCCTCAATTTCTTTAACTATATCAGGATGTAAAAAGGGATTATCTAAATAAGTGCTTTGAATAACCTTACAATCTTTTCTTGTTTCAAGCTCATCATAAATCCAATGAAACTGATGCGAGGGATTATAATCTGTAAAAATCTGACCCGATGTTCTCATTGATATCTGCCTGTAATCTTCCAAGTCAAACTCGTTTCCCTCATTAAGCCAAGCGTAATCCCTCCTCCTACTCCTTACTTTAAAAGGGTCATCAATGCTTAAAAAATCAATCTCGCTTCCTGTCTTTTTATTCCGATAAATATTCTCACTCTTATTATGCCAGTCCGGTCGATAAACCCCCCATTCTCTTAAAACTTGAAAAAAATCTTTCATTGCGGTAGCTCGTAATGAAGGAAATGTTTTTCTAGCTATCGTGATTTGCTTGTTTTTTTCTCCAAGAACAATCCTAGCCATTAACTGGGCTAATGATTTTGTTTTAGAAGAACCTGTTCCTCCCTCGTTAACTATTATCCGGTTTTTCTTGCTCTGATATTCCAGTAGATTCCTCTTGAATACGTTTGTTACTTCTATTTCCATTTTCTTTTAATTTAAAAATAATTTCATTAACATCTAGCTCTCCAATCTTTCTTGAAAACACTCCGGCGTCAAACTTTATCTGGAATAGAGTTTTTTTGTTTTCAATTAAAGCTTTAACAGCACTAACTTTATCTCTGTCTGTAATATCGGAATATCCTATAACATTTCCATCTTTATCTCTAATCTCTTTTTTATTATTATTAACTATCTTCCAAAGCTCCAAAGCAATCTCTTCAAACTCTTCTTCCACCTTTCCAACTTCTTTTTCAATGACCTGTTTTTTAATTCTTTCAGCACTCTTTTTGTAAACACGAGCTTTTAATTGATTAGCCGTATTTTTATCAATATTCAAACTCTCTCCAAGCTCTTTGTCTGTTATTCTTGGTATCCTAACGAGGATTTTTCTTGCCCTCGCCTCTAGCTCTTCCCATAATTCTTCTGAAAATTTCATATTGGTTATATGTTTTTAACCGATTATTTGCTTTAAAATAAACTTATCTTGATATTTATTCTTTGCCCATTCAAAGGCATTTTTTGTTATTTCTTTTCTTCTGTTTTCATTTTCCAACAATTCATTGATTTTGTCAAAGAAATTATCTTTGTTAACTCTTAAAACACAATCTTTCGGAATAAAGCTATATGGCTCAATTATCTTTTCATTCGCTACTGAAATACAATTATAAAACATTGGTTCAATCGTTGTCCGGTTGTAATGGCCATAATACTTCTTTGATTGGCCGGTTAAATCAACAGAAAACATTACTTTTGAGTATTCTTCGTTTATTCTATCCGGAGAAACAAATCCAAAGTATTTACAATTTGGAGATAGTTTATCTTTAAAATTATAATATTCCCTTCCTCCTCCAAATAAATGTATATTAGCATTTATCTTTCCGGCCTTTCTAATAAAATGTCCTATCCCTTTCCAGTTTCTCCATTGATTTGTCCATACTACAATTTTTTCTTTGTTTTTCGGTTGTTTTTGCCATATAAAAGGGTGTATAAGCTCTTCGGCTACTATGCCCTTACTTTCTTTCAAAAACCTCGCTACAGCCCGATTAGTGGCTATGTATGAAGAAATAAAAGGTTGCGCGTCATCAAAATAAGGATAAAAGTCGTTCCAATAAATATCTGATAAAATAACAACGTTTTTCTTGGCCTTAGCATAAACCGCTAACCAAGCACTTTTATTATTGTGAACACAAGCAGTCGTATGCAATAAAATATCGTATTTAGAAAGAAATGAAATCGTCTTTTTAATATTATTCCAATCAACGCTTAACTCAATTCCTTTTATCTTAAAAATCTGATCGTGTGCTTCAATTCCTTTTGGTTGTATATTAAATGGTCTCTTCTTATCGGTTAAAATTATTATATCGCTTTTGATTTTATTTCTTTTAAATAAAGATTGGAAAT